ATTCGCTGGTGCAGAGATTATGTACAACTCTGATTATGATGTACACAATGCGGCATTCGTAGATCATTTAAATCACGGACCAAGTACAAGTAGTTATACGAACTGGTTTAATCAAAAGACTGGTAATAGTGGTATCATACATACGACTAGATCATATACTAAAGGTCCTATCAAATGTAAAGATTATAGTGCGACTGTAGATATAACAAACAGATGGCCACTTGTAGGTATCGGAGGTGTAAATAGAAATACAATCTTTGGTATCACTTGTCAAATGCCCGATGGCCGATGGGTAGAATGGAAAGGAAACTAATATGCCTCCTTATGATCCAAGAGCTTTTATGAAATTAATGTTATGGTCAATATCATTTTTATTGATATGTACATTTTTATTTGCTAATGAGAATGGTGATTTATCTGGCGAGATATATCCTACTAACAATGTCAAGGTAATTGAAGTATTAGAAAAGATTGAACAAGTGGAGAAAGACGGAGACAAGGTTTACTGGAATAAAATTACAGAGGTCAAACCAAAAAATACAGATAATCAATATTGTTTTGTTAAAGTAATTATCAAAGAGAGTGATAATCAAATTATAAAAGAAGAAATTTTGGAGTGTTCAGATGGTAGAAAGAGAGCAGATGGACCAACTTATTGGGAACTATTCGCTGAGTTTTACTATACTGATATGGCACAACCAGAATACTGTCGTAAGTACGATAGAAAAGGGCATGCTTTTAAAACGCCAGGAAAAGTATGTTTAAAACTAAATGGCGAATGGGAGGTTAGATGATTAAGAACTTAATCATAATCTCACTGGTTGTTGTAATTGTGACAGGTATGTCAGGGGCTGAGTTTTTAGACTATATAGCTACTGGACTTGACAAATTACAAGAATTGGTATATACTATCAAAAGTGAGGTAAAAATATAATGAACAAGTATGTGAAAATAATGGGTGTAATGGCCCTAGGTCTTTTAGTTGCCAACTGTTCTGGTACAAACTATAAGATTAAGACCGAGAAGTCTAAAGTATTGAACGAGGTACCAAAGTGGTACGTTAATGACTTTTCAAAGAAGAAGGCATGTAATACGCCTAGATTCGGTAAAGATAAAGACAAAATGTGTATCTTTGGTGTCTCTACGGCTGTGTCACCAGATTTACAATTGGCGATTGAAAAGGGTATGATGGTTGCTAAATCAGAACTCGCTGATAAAGTAAAAGGTGAAATGAATAAATCATCTAAAATATTCATAACAGAACTAGGTAAAAATCATAATAAGACAACTGTGTCAGAGGTCGAATCAACGATTGTTAATTTGATTACCAACACTCCTGTCAGAGGTTATGAGATATTTGCCAAAGATATAACTATGACTAAAAATGGTTATTATAGAGTATGGATTGGTTTAAGATTACCAATGGGTGAATATAATAAGATGTACAACTTCACAATCGCAGAAGCTATTGATGCTTACAATGTTAAGACAAAAGCTAAAATTGCGTTTGACAAGTTAGAGGAAACAAAAGATGGAAATAATAATATACAGTAAAAACAATTGTGTGTTTTGTAATAAGGCGAAGCACTTAACAAAATCGCTTGGCCTTACTTACACAGAAAAAAAGATGGAAGAGTTTGATAGTCCACAGGCTATGTTAGAAGACATAGGTAAACAAGTGAGAACTATGCCACAAATTAAAATTGATGGTAAACTTGTTGGTGGTTATAATCAATTAGTAGAATACTTTGCCGATAAAGGTTTAGTAAACTTTAAGGGTGAGATCATTGCCAAAGAATAAAGACTACGAGAATGTGATACCTTTTCCAACAAATAAAATTGTTGAGAGGTCAACTGCTGGTCCTAGTAAGAAAGACCAGAAGTTTTTAGACGAGATGCATAAACAACAGACAAAAGAGTTTGTTGAGTCTAGTGTTGATGATATTAGTATGAAACTATTAAAAGACTTTTATAACATGGGTATCAAAACAGATAGAGGTGAGTTTACAAAAGACTTGGCTATGTTAGTTGATACAATGAGAGGATTGATATACAGAGACTTTAATATGAAACACCCATCACAGGTGTTGTCAGAGAAGATGGTAGAACTGAAAGTAAATAGAGACGGTGGTCAGAGTGCTAGAATACACTATGACATATTCCATAAAGGTAAAACAAACAAACCTTTGAGTAAAGAAATTAAAGAAGAATTAAAAGATGGTCCAGGAATTTTTGAACCAGATGAGGACCTTTAAAATGAATTCGCTAAGAATCGCCTTCGCAGGTTGTAAAATAGTAAATGTTAAACTCAAATATAAAAAGGAGTATATATTATGTTTAAACAATTAACAAGTATGTTTGCTAAAGACGAGCTAGTAAAAGTTAAGACAGTTAAAAGAACTGTTGAGACTAGAGGCAGAAAGTCTTTATCTAAAAAACAAAAACTACTTAACTTACTATCAAAAGGTGGTAATGTTGCGTGGACTACAATTCAATCTAAATTTGAATTAGAGTCTCCTAGATCAATGATTGATACGCTTAGAGCGGAAGGTTACATGATCTATGGTAACAGAGTTGGTGGTAAGAAATACTACAGAATGGGTACGCCTACAAGAGCTATCGTTGCTGCTGGTATCAAAGCGTTATACGGAACTCCGTTCAAGTATGACAACCACAAGGTTTCTGTAAAGAAATCAGACTTAATCGCACTTGATGCGTAATTAAATATTGGGGCGCTTTGGCGCCCCTTATGCTTATGGATTTTACACACGGTATATTATTTTTTATTATAGGTTGTACAGTATCCTTTTTAGGTTTCTTTATAGCCTTTCTAGTCATAAATTATAATAGAAAAAAAGAAGAAGAAAGAATTAGAGAACAAAATAAACCTAAAGTACACCCTTATGGTGATGATACAGTATGACAAAAGATTATTCAAAAACAGATAATTGGAATAGAAACGTAAGAACTATTGCGGAACACTCCAAAAAGTTTCCTATGACCAGAAAAGTTGATACATATGAATATGAGTCACTTGGTGAATGTATCAGAAGTGACCAAGTGCCTGCGGAAGAAATCGCAGAGATATTTACAGACAAGGCATTTTATAAATGGTATAAGAAGAAATATTGGAATGATAGATAGCCTATTGATAGATCAAATAGAACAACAAACAACAGACAAAGATGTTGCTGTGTTGTTATCTGGTGGTGTTGATAGTTTATCTGTTGCATTCGCTGCTCAAAGAATGGGTAAGAATATTACAGCATATACGTTTCATCTACAAGATAACCAATCATATGACGCTATGAAGGCCGCTGAAGTGGCGAAACTATTTGGTTGGAACATACACGTCATAGAAGTACCAACAGACAATTTACAAAACGATTTTCAAAGATTAGTAAAAGAGGTAAGATGTAAAAAGAAAACACATTTTGAATGTTGTTTTCCATTTCTATATGTGTATCCAGAAATAAAAGAGACTGTTGTATTATCTGGTTGGGCAGCAGATGGTTATTATGGTATATCCAAAAAGGCTATGTTGCATTATGGTCCAGGTAAATCAAAAGAAAAGTTTGATGAGTTTAGAGACAACTATTTTGATATAAACAATCAAGCTGGTTATCTATGGCATGAGTTAATCGCTAGAAACAATAAGAAACAATTAATTACACCATACCTATCAATGACAGTAAAAGATTTCTTCTACAATAAAACTTGGGAAGAACTAAACAAACCATTTCAAAAACATCATGTTGTAAATGCGTTTGAAGAATTTAAGAAATTTAAATTTAAAAAACATATCAATCTACAACTAGGTGCTGGTGTAGATAAATTATTTGAAACACTTATAGATGATAAGTTTATTAATTTTAAATTTAGAAAACGAGTAATGGACATATGTAGAGATTGGTCTAATATGTCAGACCCAATAGGAACCCTGGACAACTAATATGATATTAATAGATTTAAACCAAGTAATGATTTCAAACCTGATGGCGCAGAGTAGAGGTGATCTATCAGAACTACCAAGTAAAGATGCTGTTAGACACAGTATCTTAAATACAATAAGAGCATTCAATGTAAAGTTTAGAGAAGAATTTGGCGAAGTGGTATTGTGTGCTGACGCAGCTGATCCATGGCGTAGAGATATATTTCCAAACTACAAACACCAAAGACGTAAAGGTAGAGTGGAGAGCAAGATAGATTGGGATGGCTTGTTTAAAATTATGAGCGAGATAAGAGAAGAATTTTCTACTAAACTTCCATACAAACTTATGCATGTAGAGAAGTGTGAGGCAGATGATATAATCGCCACACTAGTAGCACAAAGAACAGAGGACAAGTATCTAATCATATCTGGTGACAAAGACTTCATACAACTACAACACTATGGTGATGTATACCAATTTAGTCCATTGTTAAAAAGTTTCATTGGTGAGAACCAAGACCCAATTGTCTTTTTAAGAGAACAAGTAATTAAAGGTGACAGGTCAGATGGTGTACCAAATATTTTAAGTGATGATGATATATTTTTAAGAGACGAGAGACAGAAACCAATCAACAAAAAGAGATTGGCAGAGTGGTCAGATACAGATAACATACCTCTTGGTAGTGAAACGAGAAAGTATTTTGAAAGAAATAAGAGATTAATAGATTTGTCTATGATACCAAAAGAGATTTCTGAAAGTATTATAAATAGATACAAAGACTGTAAAGATAATGATAGGTCGCTCCTATTACAATACTTTATAGACAATAAACTAAAAGCATTGATTGAAAATATAAATGACTTTTGAAAACATATATATGGAGAAATAAAAAATGGCTGAAAGAAATCCTAATCTCATATCACCAAAAGCAATGGAAGCGATGGCTTCTACTGCGAACAGTGGTAGAGAATTGTATAGTGAAATCTTTACCAAAATCAATAACGCAAAAGATAAACCTAAAAAGGTAAGTATATTAAAACAATACGATACACCTAACATGAGAATGGTTTTAAAAGGTGCGTTTGATCCAAAGATAGAATGGGACTTACCTCCTGGAATACCTCCTTACATCGCTAACGAGGCGCCAGCTGGTACAGAACATACTTATTTGGAAATAGAGGCAAAGAGATTATATAACTTTGTTAAAGGTGGTAACGCTTCACTAAACAAAATAAGAAAAGAAACTTTGTTTATACAAATGTTAGAAGGCTTACATGCTGAAGAAGCAAAAGTCCTAATAGATATGAAAAACAAAACACTTAATAAAACCTATAAAGGTTTGACGAGTGAAATGGTAAAAGAAGCATTTGGCTGGAACGCCGACTTTGTAAAACCATAGAAAATATACGAATCAAAGGGTGCGACATCTTTTGTTCACCCTTTGTTCTCCCCTAAAATCGTTGATTTTTAACGCAAAATACCTATTGACAAACCCCCTTTTTTACTGTATATTAATAAATATGAAAGAGAGGAATATATAATGAAAAAGTTTGTAATTACAGTATTAATAGTAAATGGTTTAATATGGGGTTTACTATCAAACATACAAGCAAAAGCGAATGATTATACTACAGCAGTTATAGGTCATGTGATACAAAATCACAAAGAGATAGACCATAGTAAAT